CTCAGCTTCGGTCACTCTCTAATATCCTCGTCTCAGCAGTTTCGTAAAACCGCTTTATCCATTCGATATTCTCAGACAACTGATCCCTGTCGTCTTCTCCAAAGGGGTCTTCAACCAAATCAGCTAACTCTCTGATTTCACTCTCCAGTTTGGAAAATGCGTCATCCACAGTCTTTATGGAATCAAAGTTAAAGTTCTTCAGAGCTTTCATAAGAACGGGGGGTGATTAGCCCCCCTCCTTAATTACAGGCTAACAGCGCTGCGGCAGATTGCTTTGATCTTCAAAGCGGTAGACAAGTACACCTTAACAGTGTTGCTGTCAACTTCTTCAACAGACACGATGTCGTTGTAGTACTTACCGTTAGCGCGTTCAACTTGCACACCCACGTCCACGAAGCTGTTGTTCAGGTTGTGAACAATAGTGTGTACGGTAGCAGAAGCACCAGCTTGGAAAGTAAACACGGTGTCGTTGTAGTCGCTGCGGATCTGTGCGTCGGCAGCAACACGGTCGCTGGCTTCTTGAGTTTCAGCAGCGGTAGCACGAGCAATCTCGTCAGCCAAGTCAGAAGCAATGTCTTGCTCGGCAGCAGTTGCACGAGCAACTTCATCGGCCAGATCGCTAGCAATGTCGCCTTCAGCAGCTTGAGCACGAGCAATTTCGCTGTTAAGGTCGTTACGCAGAGAAGTGTCTGCGGCTGCACGGGTAGCAGCTTCTGCGCTTACAGCAGCAGCACGGGCTGTAGCTTCAGCAGAGATATCGGCAGACAGGCTGGCTTCTGCGGCAAGAGCACGGGTCTCTTCGGCAGTAACGGCAGCGGCACGAGCAGCGGCTTCTGCGGTGATGTCAGCAGACAGAGCGGCTTCAGCAGCGAGGGCACGAGTCTGCTCAGCAGTAACAGCGGCAGCGCGAGCGGTAGCTTCGGCAACGATATCAGCAGCCAAACCAGCTTCAGCACCTTGAGCGCGTGTACGCTCAGTAGCGATGTCACCAGACAAAGATGTCTCAGCAGCGGTTGCACGGGCTGTTTCAGCAGAAATGTCAGCAGCCAGATCAGATTCAGCGCCTTGTGCGCGGCTGGTTTCAGCAGCGATGTCGGATGCCAAGTCGGCTTCTGCGCCTTGAGCACGAGTAGTCTCAGCGGCGATAGCGGCAGCGTTGGTAGCGTCACCAGCAATACGTGCAGTCTCTTCAGCAGAAACAGCAGCTTGGCGGTCAGAAACTTCTTGAGCAATGTCGTCAGCCAAATCTTGCTCAGCGGCTTCAGCGCGGGCAACTTCATCAGCCAAGTCAGAAGTTAACTGGGTTTCAGCGGCAGTAGCACGGGCAACTTCGTTGCTCAGGCCAGTGTTAACTTCGTTGATTGCAGCAACCAGAGTTGACTTGTCTGTGGTGTTCAGTTGGGTCAGGTTACCGATCTTGCCGTTAGTAGCGCCTTCAACAGTAGTCAGACGTGTGTCAAGACCAGCTTCTGCGGCCATAGCGCGAGTTTCTTCGGCGCTAACAGCAGCTTGACGATCAGCAATCTCTTGGTCAACACGGCCACCCAAAGCAGCTTCAGCAGCCAAGGCGCGAGTTTCTTCAGCGTCAACGGCAGACTGAACGTCACCAATCATGCCTTCGAGCACGTTGATGATGTCGGGGTTGTTCTCAAGAGCTTGAGCTAATTCGGTGATGGTGTCCAAAACCGAAGGAGGGATACCACCGAGCAACTCAGCTTTAACGTTGTCAATTTTGGTGTCCAGAGCTTGCTCAGCAGCAGTAGCGCGAGCAATTTCGTCTGCGAGGTCAGAAGACAAAACGCCTTCAGCAGCGGTAGCGCGGGCTTCTTCAGCGGCGATAGCGGCTTGAACGTCGGCCAACTCAGAAGCGGCAGACTCAGCATCCTTGATGGTGCGAACAACAACGGCACCAGAGCTATTCAGAGCAGAATAGCGGATTACCTTGTCAGTGCTGTTGAACCACAGACGGCCAGCAGCAACTGGGCTGGGATCAGAAGACAGGATTTCGAGGTTGAGGTTTTCTACGTAAGCATTAGCCGCGAGGGTAATGCCATGAAATACTGGGAAATTAGCCATGAGTCATACTCCAAAATTAGGAAATTAGTTTTACAAGTTTTCTTTACTCGACACGACTCACGCAGATGGAATCTTACTTCAGAAATCGACGAAGAACAAGAAGTTCTTGATCAACTCTCAAAGCATCAGATCCTGCGTGTTTGACTCGCCATTCGGTCTCAGAGACCTCACTGCTAAAGTAAAATTTTTCGTCACGATAGGTTTGTAGCACCGCACCATGAGCTTTCATGTATGCAGCCAAGTGAATATCACGCTTCAAGACAATAATGTCATATGTCATAAGGAGAACACCACGTTTACCGAGCCAGCAGTAGGTTCAGTCATATAAACAATAAATTGATTAGGGCTAATTACTTTAATTCCAGCAAAAAATTGTTGGTTATCAGAATCAAATAAACTAGCAACAAAGTTATACGTCCCTAGGTTATGCGTCACAGTCCAGCTTAATTCAGGGGTGTTAAATGTATAAACACGACCAACTGAAGTTAAACCTGCTGATGTAGCTCCCGTCCCGTAAACTTTGCCGTATGGACGTGCAAAGTAAGTGGCCATTTAGATTCCTGCCTGTAACACCTTTAGGGTAACCATACCAGATGTATATTCTGTGACACGAACACGCACTCCCGATATGGGATAAGCATAATAGCCATCTGCGTTAGATGTTTGGTCTACAATAAATGGAAACCATGTAATATCGTTTGGGCTATATGGAGACCACAAATCATGGTATGTGTGCTCAACGGTGTATTTCAAAATAGCACCAGGGCTTAGCATTACAGCAACTGACACATTAACAGGAGTTAAGTTGATATCAACTCCTACTACGTCAGTTGTTCCAAGACCTGTAACTTCGGTCTGAACTTGTCTCGACATTAGAACGTCCCTCCAGAAATACCGCCAGTAGCGGTTACAGTTGTAAAGCTACCCGCAGCAGGGGTAGTTCCTCCAATGATAGTTCCATCTATGGAACCACCAGTAATTATGACATTGTTTGCATTTTGGGTGGACATAGTGCCAAGCCCAGAAATGTCAGTATTTGGTATGGTTGCAGATGCTGTCAAAGCCGCTGTACCAGAACCTTTAACATAACCAGTTAAGGTTGTAGCTCCGGTTCCTCCGTAAGCCACATCAATTGTTGAGGCATTCCAAGTTCCAGAAGCAAGAGTGCCAACACCCGTAATGTTTCCATAAGAACCGGAAATGTAAGAAGATCCAACAGTTCCTGATGTAATCTGGTTTCCATTTATAGAAATTGAAACATTAGATGCGTTTGTAATTTGACCTTGTGCATTAACGCCAATTTGCGGAACAAATGCAGCACTACCATAAGTGTTTGCAGTGACGCCTGTGTTGCCAATGTTAAATGTGTAAGAAGGTGACTCTGTAAGGCCTGTGCCTGGTGAGTACGTAATCGGCGCACCAAATTGTTGGAATACAAGCGCAGTAGTTCCAACCGTAATTGGCAGCGGAGTTTGTTGCACCCAAGATGTATTAGCGTTTGTGGCTCCAGCAGTAACAAGGAAGAAATCACCAGCATCAATTTGATTAACGCCCGAGCCAGAGGTGTTGTAATCTGTTGCCCTTGTAAGAATGTAAGGAGTGCCAGCAGTTCCAACCTGAGTAACGGTGTACACACCATTGTTAGCACCAGCCGCTTCATTCTTGACCAATACGCGGTTACCCGCCACAGTCAGCGTACCGTCTACGCTTAATGCGCCATTAGCGTTAGCCGTTAAAGTTGCACCAACCCCAGATGCGCCGTTGTTGTAAGTGTTGGCGGGAAGAGCTGTAGCAGTAGCTAAACGACACGCTTGATGGAAATTGAGTCCAGCAGAAATTCCATCCACATAAGACTTGTTGACAATATCATTGCCAGTAGATGGTGTTGTCGTAATAGTTCCTGTAGTCATGGTGACCGAAGTAAATTCACCAGAAGCAGGAACTGATGCGCCAATTGTTGTATTGTTAATTGTTCCGCCATAAAGAATTGGCGTATTAACTGTTGGGCTAGTCAGCGTTTTATTGGTCAGCGTTTGAGCCGCGGTATTAGTGGTAACTGTATCGCCACTAACTGTTGCAGATGTTGATGCAAGGGTTGTAAATGAACCTGCCGCGGGAGTAATTGATCCAATGGATGCCCCATTGATAGATCCACCCGATATAGACACAAAGCTAGAACTTTGGGTAGACATGCTTCCCAAGCCAGTAATGTCGGTGTTGGGGATTGTGGAGGATGCCGTTAGGGCAGAAGTTCCTGTTCCCTTAACGTATCCAGTTAATGTGGCTGCGCCAGTTCCTCCAGAATCTACTGCCAAAGGGGCAGATAATCCGCTAATGGTTCCACCTGTAATTGCTACAGCATTTGCATTCTGTGTGGACATTGTGCCCAAGCCAGTAATGTCTGTGCTTGGGATGCTTGCAACACCCGTAACAGCAGATGTTCCATTGCCTTTTAGGTAGCCACTTAAAGTATTTGCGCCAGTTCCACCGTTAGCGACCACTAACGTACCGCCAAGTGATATGGCTCCATTTGTAGGCAAAACAGGGGTTAGTCCAGTAGATCCGCCATCAAAAGTGGTTACACCATTTGACTGAGAAAAAGCTTGCCAAGTTCCAGCCGTAAAACCCTCAAATACGCCTGTAGTGGTGTTGTATCGGATTTGACCCGTAACGCCCGCAGGTTGTTGTGCATCTGTTCCTTTGGGAACGGTCATGCCGCCTGTGCCAGGTATTGTTGGATCGCTAACTATAGATATAGTTGGACTACCAGCACCGCCATCTCCATTGACAATATTTATTTGATTTGCAGTTCCATAGATTTGACGGCCAGCAATAGTGGTTCCACCAACAATTGCCAACATTCCTGTGCCAGAAGCAGCCGCCACCGCCGCGGCAACACCTGTCAGTTGAAAAGTGGGGTTACCTGATACGCCATCGCCATTTGTGACACTCAAGCCCAAACCAGAGGTAGAAAGTGTCCTTGGGGCTACGGTAGCACCAGAGGTCTTGGCAATCATGCCTGTAGAGGCCGATTCTAGGCTTCCAGACGCCCCGCTGAGGCTAAGACGTAGGTAAGACTGTGCGCCACCATCCGTGATCGCTAAACCCGTACTAGTGGACAAATATTGACTATTAGGAAGGCTTGGTTCTTGATTCTTGGTCAAAAAAGTCTGAGTCTGGCTAGGAGAGGCAGCAATAGCTCCTGTAGTGGTTTGTACAGTTACGCCATTTTGGACAACGGGCACAAGCTCTGTGCCTGTAATAGCGCCCGCTGCTGGCAGTTGAGAGATTTGTACGTTTGCCATGATTACGGACTCACATTCAGGTTATCAAGGTTCCCGTTATTTTCGGGCGTCTGTGTATTTTGCTCCGGCGATATTACATAATTGCCATATCCACCAGTAGTTAAAGAATTGTCTTGTACAGCCACGCTTTCATCAGGTCGAGGAAATCTTAGGTTAATTCTTTCTGTCTTTCTAGCCGCCAAACGGTACGGATCAAAGTTATCTTTACAACCCTCATCGCAGACACGCAGACCAGGGAAGTTTGGATCTGATTGTAATGACACAAATGCTCTTTTCATGCGGCATCTATCGCAGATTGCGATTGCAACCGATGAAAGTCCAGATGTGTCAAGAAAAGTAGGCATTATCGTGTATACACCGACACGTTAGGGGCAAAATAAATTGGCGACTTATCGCGCTCTTCTTGTTGCACCTCAAAAAGGTACTTATCAGCCATTTTTTCAAGATATTGGATGCGCCCAGCGTCTACTTGGGGCAATTCCATGCTCATTCTGTGCGCCAACATCATCTGCACAGCCTCATACCACCTTTGAGGTATCTCTAGCTCACCAGAAAGTGCCCCAACGTCCATAATTTGACGCTGATACCAGACTGTCATCTGAATAAATGGGTCACTAGGGGTTGGCCATAGGTAAACAGTAGGTTGTGGGATGGTTCTATCAAACCAAAACTGGTACGGTTGGTTTGCGGTGAAGTTTTTGTTGGGCAAATTGGTGTAATCGTCACGATTTAAGCGTGACATTTGGATTTCACGGCTGTTATTGCCCACAAACCACTCGCGCAGGGCTAATGTTGTCCCGTTATAAGCGCGGATTCGGTAGTACATGACCGATTGACCTGGGTCAATGTCAGTCCAAACCCACTGATTGTCAGTAACTTCTATGCTTCCAAGGTTGTTTAGGGTGTTCCATGTAACCCCATCAACGGAATACTCTAGCGTGATCGACCAAGTAGCCGATCCGCCCCCAGCAACATAGGGTAAAAAGCCAATAGACCCAGCATAAATGGGATTGTTTGTGCCGTAATTAACAGAAATGTTGCCATTGGGAGATGTCTGTTGGCAAACGGTGTCAATATTGGAGTCGTAAACATTAGCAATCACCCCTCCAGCAGAAGATGTATATGACCCAGAAGGTCGGTTCATGGTGCGATACAACACATTCAGAACGTCTATACAACCCACAGGCATGGTGTAAATGTATTGGTCAGCTTTTAGACCAAACACTTTTTTGTTGATTGCCCAATAGTTGATGCCTTGATTGGCAAGATGCGACAGCAAGAAATATAAAGATTGGCGAGCAGATACAATTTGCTCCGAGGTTAGCTCTTCGGCCAATTTTCCGCATCGACGCGCACCATGATCAATCAGATCTTGGACGCTGATAACGGTCTCTCCAACTGTGCCTGAATAAGCCATTCGTTACCTCACCATCCTGGGCAGTTCCAACGCTTCAAGGATGCTTTTGCCCTTGGAGCGTCACCTTTTGAATGCTCTACAACACCTGACATGCGGGCGCAGAACGAGTCCTTTCGAGCACCGCCTTGTGGTTGCGGAGCTTTCAAATGACTTCCTGTCTCACGATTGTACTTAGCCCTACCCTTGGCGGTCAATCCAGCGCCTTTGTCTACAGACAGCTTTTCTCCGCGTCCAACAGACAAACTTGGGCCACCCTCTTTAAACTTTTTGCCTTTATCGGCGGCGGCAAAGTCTTTACCCACTTTTTGAGGAATACCAACCTTTTTTGCAAAGCTTGGGTTATGCGCTACGGCTTCCATGAGCCTGTGTTGAGATGCTGATTTGCTAGGCATAATTGTCAATCCGAATTTTTAATAAGAACAATTTCAAAGAAACCAGCCGCTTCATTGTTTGCGGCCCCGCCAATTGCCTCACCCTGAATGCGAGTCTTTTCAGCAATTGGGACAGGATAAGGAAATATTTGGGTTGAAATATTGTTGTTGGTCACAATTACTGGGCCAGTTAACGCAATTCCGTTTGTCCCAACAAATCGAGTTCTTGCTGTAATCAAACTAGTTCCCGTGTCTTGCGCTAAAGCAATCCGCGCAATTGCCAAATATCCAGTGTAACCAGCGGGGATCGTATATTGGCTGGATGTTGTACTGTTATAGCCCACAGCAATTACGTTATATATAGTTGCTGGTACGCCAGAAGTTACAACACCAGAACCAATGTAAATTGTTCCTGCATTGGCCAATCCGGTTCCAGCACTTGCAACCAACATACTGTTGATACGCAAGAATGAATTGGTGGTTGTTACAGCAGTCTGACCATTCATGGTGACTGTTTCAGTAATAACCGAATAGTTGGCGTCTAAGCCCGAGATCAGTACAGTTCTTGCGCCAGTTCCTGCCGATGTGTCATTGGCACTAGATGAGCTTACAGTCATCTGTAAAGCGGCAGCAGGATATGATAAGTCTCCAATAGGAGTAATCATCTCCCATGCAGTATCTACATCAGAGTTGTAACCAGAAATGGTAATAACTGAATGGCCTTGAATTTGACCACGCGACACTTGTAGTTCAAACGGCTCATATGCGCCTTGACGCGACGCAGAAGAATAAATGCCCATGTTTGTCTCCTGAAAAAAGCAGGGGCCGAAGCCCCCACTCTCAGCACTTTACAGAACCGCCGCGCTTTTTGCCGGGGGAAACCGTCACAGACTTCTCGGTTTTAGTTACGCTGCCAGGCTTTTGCTCTGGGCTGGTAAAAAATCCTTTTACGCCTTCATAAAGACGCTTTGGAAATCCGAGGATAGCATCACGAGTTGCTTCGTTCTCTGCTTTTTCAGCAGCCTTCTCAGCCTCCATGCGCTTAGTTTCACGAGCGATGATGGGATCAACCGCACCGCCCGTTTCATACTTTTTTACTGAACCACCTTTTTTATAGGTTCCAGAAAGTTGGTTGATGCTAACAGGGCGTGCTGGACGTTTGTTTCCTTGCGGCATTTTTACAGCCGCGCCATCGTCCTGAACTGCTCCGCCCTTAGCAAACTTTTTTGTGGCACCGCCTTTTTTGTAGCCACCAGCATTAGATTTAGCAACGCCACCAGTAGCATAACCACCAGCGTTACCCATCTTTACATCACCAGTTTTAGCGGGCGATTTATCTGCCTTGGTTGTGTGCATCATGGTCTCGCCCTTTTCGGACTTGATGATGCCGCCATCTTTGTAGCCGCCTTGAGCGTTAGCAACGCCACCAGTCTTCAAGCCCTTGTGAGCTTTGCTGGCAGGTTTGCTCTCGTGAGATTTTAACTCTTTCTCAATTTTACCCATCTCAGCCATCTCGGCTTTGTGGGAGGCTTTGGACTCCATTTCACCGCCTTTTTTCATAGCTGGAGGAACAGCCATGGCTTTACGGCGAGCTGCCAATGAGGGCTTGGCAGGACGAGCAGCGGGCATCATGCCGCCTCGTGCGGGCATTACGGAAGGCAATACGGCTGGCATTGCACCACCCATAGCTTTTTTGACTTCCCCGCCCTTTTTGAGCTTCAGTTCTACTGTAGGCTCAGTGGTCATCATTTTGACCATGGGTTTGAATTCTGCCATGTTCTACTCCTTAAACAGCGAAGTATTTGTACACGATGGTGACGCGAGCAGCACCAGCGGTAGCGGCAGTTCCTGTCTGGCTGTAAGTAATGATGGCCGAAACATCAGAACTTCCAGTATCACCCCAAGCACTATAAACACCTGTAGAGGCAACCGATGCACGACCTGCGCTACCCACTGAAGTGGAGGTAACGTAAGCAGCAGCAGTACCAACCTTACCAACGGTAACGGTGTTTGTTGTACCAGCGTTAAATGCTGTGGTTACATCAATGTTGATGTCCACAATTTGACAGTTAGCGGGCAGAGTTGCAATTGTTACGGCAGAGCTGTCGGTATAAGCGAAAGTTGCGGTAACAGCAGACAACACGCCACCAATGTTAGTGACTTGATTTGCCATTCTTTTCTCCTTAGTGGAGCAGGGGGCGAACCCCCCGCTTTTTATCAGACGCCAGGAGTGCCGTACATTGCACGCCAGTCGGTGAAACCAACGTCGTAACGCTCAGTAGCCTTGTAGCGCATGGAATCAGTCTCAAAGTCGCCTTCCATGGTCTTCTCAAGCTTACGGCGCATCAAGAGCTTCATGCCCTCGGGAGCGTCGGTCTGAACCCACCAAGCAGTAGCAGAGGTCAAACGTGACAGAACAGCGGCACCCTCGTCCAACAAACCGATAGATTTGATTGGGTTGATGTCGTTGTTAGCGTTACCAGCACGCAGCACAGACTTCAGCAAAACTTCAGCTTGGAACACGTTGCCAGGAGCCACCACGATTTGACGTGGCACCAGACGGATCTTCTTGCCGTTGTTGTCCACAGCCTGACGGATTTGGATCAACATCTGCTCAAGAGAGGTCTGTGACAAGTTGGCAGCAGTAGCCAACAAGTTGCTTGCAGTGCCGTTCACGATGGGGTGTGAAGCGCTGTTCAGTTGTACGCCATCGCCGCCTGGGTAAGCCGCATTAAAAGCGCGGTTCAACACGTTTGCAGACAAGGTTTCTTTGGTCTCAATCAAAGATTGGGCCAAGTGCTTTGCGTAAATCTGACCGATACGAATGTGGTCACCGTCTTCAACCAACACTTTGGTCAAAGCAAATGCCAAACCGTACACGCTGTACACATAGCGCTTCAGGAACAGAACGCCACCTTGCTGATAAGACACAGGGGTGCCATCAGGAAGTTGGGGAGCTGCGCCGAAGCCGTACAACACGGGTTCTTCGTGGTAGTTACGTTGGATGCCTTCCTGCTCGCGGAACACACGGCTCCACTCATCAGTGCGCTGATCATAAACGCCGTCGAAGCATTCGTTCAGGATAGGTTCAACAATCGAACGAAAGTCCGTACTTCTCATTGGAGCTGCCATGATTCGCCTCCTTAAACAGCGTTAGTAGTTGCTTGGAACTGCGATTTGTTAATCGTAGCGCGTACAACTGTATATGAATCGCCCCAAGCGTTATCAACGAGGGGAGCCAAGTCCACAATCTTCATCTGAGCGGTGTTGCCAGCGCCAGCCAAAGTAGTAGACAAAGTGCACTGAGACAAACCAGTGACATTGCTGCCAGCGGTGGTGTTGCTCAAGTCGGCTTGATCGCCAACAGAGGTTTGTGCCAAAGAACCATCAGCTTGGATTTCGTACACAATGTTAGGATCGCTGTAGAAATAAGCAATGCATGAACCAGTTTGGTATGCAGTGTTAGCGGGCCAGTAGTTAGACACGCGACGACGACCAGTAGTGTCAGTCCACTCAACGCCAGCAAAGGCACCGAGGAACGAGTCACCAGCAGCGGCGATTTGAATCACGCCAGTAGTAGCCAACTTTACGGGTTGACCTTTCAGGATGTCGCTGGCATAACCAGAGACGATACCGCCAGCAAGCGCTTGGGCGCGATCCAGACCAGATGGATGGAACGCAGGGCGCATACCGAACGGAGCATTTGTAGAAGACATAGTCTTACTCCTTTTAGTTCGATGTGTATTGGCTATTAAAAGATTGGAGCCTCTACACGTTTATCAATGTTGTCCAAGCCTTCGCCTTCTACCCGACCCAACGCTTTACCGTTGCTATCGCGTCCAACTTGCTGCTCCGCTTGAAGTCGAATCTTGTTCGCTTCCTCAAGTGGTGCATCGTGGTGGAAGTGCGCCATAATATCCTGATAAAGTTCCATCGGGATCTTATAGAGCAACATCTCGTTGCACGCAATAAAACCAGTGTGTTCTCCAGCTTTTACGCGATAGTTCTCAAAGTTTGGAAATTCCTCGGCTTTAACGGGAACATAACCTAGTCGAATACGCTTATCAATACTGTCGTAACTATTAGTTGTCGATAACCAGCAAAGATGCCATCCTTTTAACTCTGGCGTCTTGGGCAATGCGCTTTGTGTCCATTCATCACTCCACATCTTGCGACGTTCCTGTGCTGACATGAACTTCTCTTCGGGGGCAGCGCGGTCAAGATCTTGCGAAGATCGGGTCTCACGACCACCAGCGGAGAGAGATTTTTTAAGACGAGATTCCATTTTTAACTCCTATAACCTTGAGATTGTTTAGATTCAGTTGCGTATCGTTTAATCATCCGTGCTCGCTTGCTTGGATCATCCCAGAAGCCAGCATCTTTCATGGCCCTCACTTGCTCAGGGGATAGAGTAAATGAGTTTTTACTGCCACTAGAGGCGATGTTTTCGCGTCCTGAACCCGTCACAATACTTCTCGGTTTGCGAGAAGACCTCTCGTCATGATTAACATTATATCTATGCGGTAACCGTTTTAGCAAGCGGTTATCTAACTCTTCCCAATATTCAGAGGTATTAGGATTCCAACCTTCTTTAACTAATTTCTGATCTATAACTTTTGCTATTTCAGAATCTTCGTCTCCACCGCTTGGGTCATACCAAGGGTTTCTATCCATCCAACGTGATGCTTGGCGTTGCATTTCACTATTATCTTGTTGAATAGGACGGTCTTGAGTGGCTTGATTTGCTTGCTCTTTGAGGGTTTTTAATGCCTCAACTTGGCGGCGAGTTTCGTACCACATCTCCTGCGCTTTGGCCATGGCTTCACCGTCACCTTGGCCTGTAGCCTCGGACAGTTTCATGCGAGCATATTGCAATCTTAACTCTTGATCCTCAATAGCTTTATCTATTCTGGCAAGTTCAGAACTGTGGGTTTTTCGCTCCACTACCGCAAGTCGTTCTTGTAACTCTTGGTTTTGGCGTAGAAGGTTTTGCAGACGAATGTCTTTTTCTACATTCGCTTGTTTAATATATTCCTTCTTAGCTCGGCGGCGAGCACGACGTGCGGCACGGATAGCCTCAGTATCATCGGGTTGGTCAGCATCATCATCTACTGTACCACCCTCTGCGGCTTCCACCTCTTCCCGCGGCTCTTGTTCCTCGGCTTGAGGGTTTTCAATATCATCAGGCAGGTCTACAGTTGCAGAGCCATCAGCGCCTTCAGATACTTTAATATCTAGGTTCTCGTCTTTATCACTCATGTTTCACCTCACAAAAATGCTTTCATTGAAAGCGGGTCACCAGTTAGCTTGGCAATTACTTCATGGTCATTTAGAACCATAAACAATGCTGGGTCTTCTAGTGCGTCTTCGCCCGGCACCGGAACCTCCCAACGATCTCCGCCCCACTTAGGGACACGGATGTAATCACCCACTTCGCACCAAGTGCCCTCTGGCCATGGTTGCATAGTGTCACGGTGTCTAAAAGCGATTGGGCCTATTGCCAATACCTTAGCCACCATGTTTTGCCATTTCTCTGTTTCTCTGGTCTCTTCGACCAAGATAATTCCAGAGCTGGTTGCTTTCTTCTTTGTGCGGCGCAATTGCACCAAAATACGTCCACCCAAGGGCAAAGCGCCTGGGTCTACTGCGGGGAAAGCCCACGCCAACTCATTCTCTCGTTCAGTCATCTTCATCTTCCTTTAACAATTTATTTAAAATGTCTAAGGCTTGGTTTAAGCCACTATGTTCACCTACAAGGCGTTGATACGTTTCCCAGTTAACAGCATTTCCTGCTGCAAGAGATGCGGCTATTTCAGCCTGACGTAACTTGATACCGCCTATAAGATCCGAAATTGTGTTCATTTACTTTTTCTTAGCTTGGCTGAGTCCTCCTTGTGGCTTTGGGCTGTTTGATTGGCCTTTAGGTTGCATGCTGGTGCCATCAAGTTTCTCGCCCATTGCGATACGCTTGTGTTGTGGCACGTTAATGCTCTTTTGTTCTTGATCACTGGTAGCCATATGGGCCTCCTTGTTTGCTAGTTAAAGTAAGTGCAGTTTTGGTCTGCTCGTTTTGCAACTTGACGGCATCTCTGGTCAAACGTGCAGATTCGATACGCTCTTTGGTTTCGTTGTCGCCTTGAGCAATAGCCATCTTGAGTTGCAATTCTTCTTGGGCAAGTGCCATGTCATCTTGATGTTTCTTCATTTCGAGCTGAACATCTGCCTGATCTCTCTGTGCGCGGCGCTGGGTTTCTGCCATGCTGGTGTCCATAAGGACTTGCGCCTCTGGAGTCATTGGAGGCTTGGGTTGGAACTGTTGCAGTTGCTGCATCATCTGTTGGATGATTGGCATAATCTGCTGGAAGGTCTGCATACTGTCTTGATTGACGTGCTGGCCAGCCAAGGCAAACAGCTTGTCAATCTTAGGGGTAACGTCTTCCACGTCGTAGTCCGTAACAGGCTTGCCAAGAGACTTGTTCACATACCCATTCATGCGGTTGAGATACCACAAGGTCAAGTGCTGCTTGATGTGCTCCATCACATGGGGGATAAATGCCGGAGCAATCATGGGGTTTGCGCCAAGGATTGGGTCTTTGGCGAAGTCTAAGTGGCTCTGAATATGGGCAAGGTGGTCTTGCTCTATGTAAGCAAAAGCAGGTTGTCCGATAGACATAGCCACGTTCTCATTGGCAGAATCCCGCTTCTCAGGATCAGGAACGTCCCGCATCAACTCATTAACGGCTGGCACCTTGATCTGCTTCAAGAATCTTTCCACAACAGACTTGCGGTTAAACAGGTCGGGGTGCTTCTCCATAACCTGCATAACAGCCTGTATTTGGGCCATACGCTGAGTTTCAGAGAAGATGTGGGGGTCAGATACAGGAACTACGTCTGTGTTGCGCTTGAAGTCTTCTCGGGTGATTTCTAGGTCTTCAACCACGTCACCCTTCTGCATATCGTCCAAGTACCAGCGGTTCAGCCTAGCAAGAACCTTGAGCACGCGGCTTTGGCTTGCGTGGAGTCGAGCGTGGATAGCGGCAAACACGGCAGCACCCTGCTCAATCAGGGCTTGGGTAGTCCCGACAGGAGCTTGTGCGGTTACGTCAGCAATCTTCTCTTCCGCGGTAGTAATAACTCCCTTGGCGGCTTTCTCTAAAAAGCCCATCAGAGAGAACAATACGGGGCTAGGCGCATTAAAGGGCAAAGGCATAGCAATCTTGCGAACGTCATCCACGCCAGGCGCACCCTCAATCTCCACCACTTGGGTGACTTCAACTTGTTGGCTCTGCCCGCTGATCTTGCCGCCTTTGAGCTTCAGCATGGTTGGGGCGTTGTTGATATGGGCTGAGTCTAATAAAGCCCTCAGAGAGCCTGTAAGGGCTGCTGCCAAGCCTCCAATGAGGTGGGGCAATCCAACAGCATACGCTCCACGCCATGGAATGAATTTGAATTCAATCAGCCAATCTAGCTTGGACATGGTGTCGTCGCCCTCTTCCCAATTGCGGTACAGGCCAATGACTTTGCTCTCGATGTCGTCAATCATCAAGATGTAGGGCGCAGACTCTCCTTTTGTGTAAGAGTCGTCTTCCAGTTCAAGCCATGTATACACATGGTATATACGTCTTACACCGTCTTCATTCTCATCAAACTTCTTGCCCTCAATCTTGTCAGTAGCTTTCTCGGAGCGGGTTTGTTCTGGCTCCATAGTGGCACGGATGTAACTTGTGTCACGGTATAGACCCGAGCTGATGCGGCGCTTAAATTCCCAGTCGGTAATGTCCATCACCTCGGTGACGCGCTGGGCTGTGTAGAAGTTTGCCGCGGAGAATGGAAGAAGAATGTTGTCGATAGGAACAAACTCAGCGCAGGGACGCTTTTTGTTCTCGTCATACCAGATCTTCATGAATTGAGAGCCGCCCAATGGGAGCTGGGTGAGCAGTTGTTCTTGCTCATCACGGAACTCTTCAATCTGCTCAGTAAGTTGCCAGTTCATGAAGTCACGCTTACGCTCGGCAACTTCAGTCTTCTCTTTATCCACGTCACCCAAAATCTTGGTGCGGGTTGGGCCATCTGGTGGGAACAGCTCTTTAATGGCGCGAGCAGCAAAGTCTACACAGGCTTCAGCCATTACGGGATGGACTACCTTAGAAGCGCCCATGAAGTTAGCACCGCCTGGGGCATCATTCCCCATACCAGTACGACGGATGCCTTCTTCATACTGCTTGTCGCGCTGGGAGCGAGCTTCTTTATCTTTGTCAATTAAACCAAGATAGCGCAGAGCAATCTTGTCCAACTCCCACGGATCAATGTCTTCAGCCAAGTTACCGTAGAAGTCTTCATCATCCTCGGGGCCTTTAAAGTCGTCCATAGTGACCACAGCAGAGCCATCAGGTAGCTCTTCTATGTTGGATTCTTCTAAATCTAATTCCACCTCCATGCCTTGATCTTCAGGTGCAGGTGGTTCATTTCGACCAAACTCTGGGTCGATGGGGAATTCTGTTGCCATTATTTACTTCCTTCTAAACTTCGCGTCGTTCACGGCCATATACATTGCGTCTAGGTTAACATCGCCACCGTGTTTGAATGGAGCGCCTTCAATAATCTGTCCACCATCACTCATGTCAGGATCTGTGTTAAATACAGCGCCACCAGCGGCTTTGGTTATGTCGGCTTCGTTGATGTCGTAAGTGCCACGGTTGCCGATGGCTGACTTGATTTTGTTTGGCTCAAACATGATGATTTCTTGCTCACCACCGCGGTTGCCGTAAGGGTCTGCATGGATGATGCTGTCGTAGCCACCCTTTTTCAACTCTTCAATTGTTTTTGGGGAGAGCAGATCAGGGAATTCAAGGCTTCCGTCAGCGTAGACCTCTCTTGCCCATTCAATTGCTAACTTGTCGTCAAGCATTAAAGGAGATCTTGCCTGAACGTATATGGGCATGACATTGGTTCCTTCTCTAAACTCCTGTGAGCGACTGCTTATATTGTGAGCGGCAGGTTGTTTTGTGGCATTGGGTGTCAGCCAAATTGCTGGGCCACTAATTGTTGGGTCATCGCCGCCTGGTTTAAATTCGGAAAAATTCTTGGGTGTTGCATGGTAAAGACGATTCCTAATCCTGCTGTTACCGAGAAACTTTTGCAGGTTTTCTTCACTTTCTTCCGCGGGCAAAGATTCTTGTGGATACTTAAAGGTTTGCTTTTGAGGTACATTCTGCAACCCTTGCGTTCCCTCTGGGTAGTTAATGGCCTTCCACTCTTCAAACGATAGAGGGTCTTGCTTCTTTGTCATGCCCTTTACTGCTTCGTTGTATTGGGGCATGAGGGCTTGCTTGGCAGCACTCTTAGCGGCTGCTTCAGCCCTTAGTACAGCTTGTTTCTCCAGCTCTCTTGTGGCTACGGCAGACTTAACTGCTTTGCCAGCCATTCCGCCTATACCAAACTTCTGATCTTCTACTTCCATCATCATGATGTCAGGGTTATCGGAGATATGAATGGATTTTTCTTTTGGCTTATCTTGATTTAACTTTTCTAAAGCAAGCGCACCAGCAGAAGCTGCACCTAGTGGCAACAAAGCCTCTGGAGAAACTCTTCCATAGTAAAGCTTTCTCCAATCAGAATCTTTCATTACAGGATCATTGGCCTGTGTATATCCAGCTTCTTTATGAGCAGACAGAGAGTCGGCCATCTCAGACCAAGATTGTCTAGGCAGCTTTCTAAAATCAGGGTGAGCAAATTCATGCGGCTCAATGCGTTGCCTGTAAATATCCCATTTCCTCCATTGCTCAGGAAATAATTCGATTACAGGATTTGCGCCTCTAGATTCATCAACATAATCTACAACTTTATTGTAAAAAGGATTGAATTCTCTAAATGATTTTGGTTCATAAGCAAGCTTATCAGGAGTAGATGATGCAGGTATTTTGTTCAACTCGCCAGTCTTCAGCCTGTACATTCTTGATAAGTCAGTGCCGCCAATAATTCCAATTGCGGCGTCCTCAACTTTTTTAGGGTCTACATTTAATATTGCTTCTGTTGTTGGCTCTGTTTTTAACAAAGAACCCATTCTTTCCCTAAAGGCTTCCCCGACCTCTGGATCATTCAACATTCTTTTGTAAGAATTTCTGATCATGTGCAAATCAACAGCAGAGGTGTTTGCTTTATTTAGATCCAACCACGGAGTTCCTAAAGATGCGGTCTTTGGGCCAAGTCCAGGGACTTGATTCATAACGCGCATGGTTACATCTCTCATGGTCTCGCCAGGCTGTATCTTAAACATCTCCGGCTTTTCCAAAATCAATTTGGCCAATGTGGCTTGATTAGCAAGGTTTGCGGTTCCGGCAACACCCATACCTCCGCGGCCAGCGGCACCAACCCCCAATTGCTCACCAGCGGTCTGCGCAAGATTTTGCTCTCCAACGCGAGAGGCCAATGCTTCCAGCTCTTCTTTGTTTACCAATCTTGCTCGTTGTGCCAAAAACTCATTTGGAGTCAATGGCGCATTGGGAGAAAGCAAAGCAAAATTTAATCTGTTAAAAATGTCAACTTCATCAGGATTTTCAATGTTATGAGTCCTGATAAATTTTTTCATCAATTGGTCATGAACATCTTTTGGAAGAGATGCTGGATTAATGTTTTGGGCTTTTATGTGAAACAAGTCGGGAATAGTAAATGTTCCCTCAAGACCGCCTGGAATCTTTATTTCTCTTTTGCTTGTTAAATCAGTAATGCCAAGTGAAACATCTGGGGTTCTTGTCATGTTTACGCCATGAGCTTCACCCCACTTGGCCCAATCTTGCTCAGATGCATTTTTACCAGGCGTCTTGGCTGGCTCTGACCTGTATCTTTTCCGAGCAGACAAAGCAGCATCTATGTCTTCTATTGGTATTTGACCAAGCTGTTTATAAGTTGGATCTGTCAACAAAGATCTAGCTATATCTTTTTCGTCTCCAACAACTTCTTGTACGTTTTTTGTAGATCTTGGTATTGTGTCACCAGACTCCATTGCGTTATATACGCGTACAAATTTATCTTTCTCAGATGGCTTTAGTCCGGCGGGAATCTTGAAAGAAGGCTCGGCAGCAGGAAGCGCCAGCCCATGCTTAAACATATACTCTTCAAGGGCTTGACTAATCTCAGGCTTTGCGGCTTTGGCAGCTTTGCTAGCAAGCTTACCTGCTTTAACAACATCAATAGGGTTGGAGGTCAGGCTACCCAAGCCAGCAGCAGCACGAGAGACTGGAGTATCTGAACCAAGCGGTATGTTCGGCAGCACTCGCTCGGTAGTAGGAAGGAACGATTGTGACTCAGGCGCACCAGCAAGCATGGCAAGATCACGAGCTAGTTGCTCGATGTCGCCAGGCATTCCAAGAGTACCAGCAACCCGACCACGCAAAAAGTCTATAGGCGCGTTCTTGGCAGCTTCAGGATCTTGCGTAGTACGTTTAGGCTTCAGTTGTGGATAGAAGCCAAACGCTGCCTTGTCATCCATGGTTAACCTCAATGTGTTTGTAGTGCGCCGTTCTGGCGTTTAACACAAGCATCCAAGTCGTCTTGAATCAGCTTGATGATCTCTTCCGTCACGCGCAACACATACACATTTTGGTCATTCCCAATTGGCTCTTTGTAGAAACGAAGTACAAATTCGTCAGCAACATTTAGTTCAATAAAGTTTTTCATGGGATTTTAACCTTTCAGGACTACATCATACTCTTTAAGTAAAGGTTTGGCTAGTCAAACTAAGCCATTAGATTCTTTGATGTACGGGGGGATTTCTCGGTAACCACGACATCCTAAAAGGAAGTGGGCAACTTGGTCGGGTATCTCTTTACCCACATAAGGTAACTCGGAACACCACTTAGTCAACAGTTGTTGTTGGCCTTTGGTAAGTCCCTTGTCATCGCTTATCTCATCTAGCCATTCTCTTGTGATTCGCATTTCTGACCCATGGTGAATGTTGGAGCAAAGCATAGCCTTACCGTAATTAAATACTGGTTCGCTCTATGCTTTAGATGTTTGACCCACGGAGCCATGCCATCGCAATGCACTATCCCAGACTATTTTCAACCACCGCGCTCTAGGAATTCGCCCACGCTCCCTGCTTTGGCTCGCTCGTGTAACAGGGTATCTCAGCACCAACCATCGACGTACCGCATTGGGCTGTCCAAAAGCAAAAACCCCGCAAAATGCTCTGTGGTCTTGGCTCTTGGCGAGAGCAACAACAAGACGATTGACGTTACTCAAAAGACTCGCTTGCTGTACGACAAGACCACACAGAACTCTACGGGGTTTTTCTCAAGTAACGTCAACGCCTAGTTGCCACACTAGACAACGCTATTGTACAACAGCAAACAACACGGTGTCAATTAACCTATTAGGTTATCAATGTCCAATTGGCTATCTATCCATGTTGACAGGCTCTCGCATAGTCTCTCAATAGCTTCCTCGCCGTTGATAGGATCATTGAGCAGCTCTTTCAATGCTCTATGGTCAGCCACTATCTCAAATCTGCCATCACATAAGTGAGTGGTCACTATCTCGTCATACTGCATAGGGATTCTCTTTCCTTTTCGCCATTCCGCTATCATAGTAATCGTCTTCGTCATAAGCCTCTGGGGCTGGGCCATCAATGTCGATCCATCCAGCATCACGCAGGTAGCGCAGGGCTTGGGAGGTCGAGTCCACAAAGTCATCATGGGTTGTATCAGGAAACGCACAGAGCTGGCTTAGTAGGGGTTCTACCCAGTCCTTCACGTACCGTGGACGTTGCGTGCTCTCAGGCATCCAGACTCTGCCTCTGGCGAACAGGGAGGATATGACGTTCAGGCGCTGCATCTTGTCAGCACGACCAGGGTTATACGCCCTTACAGGCAGGTGCGCTCTCTGCAAGTCTTGGATCAGGCTGATACCTGCTGACTTGTCCTCAATCAAGATCAAGTCTACCCGCTTCCTGTCTCGTCCCTCTCCGTACACCACCTCGTACTCATCTAAGACCTTTGGGCGCAGATCGGGGTACTGAAGCCTGTCTTGCCAGCAGTCGATCAATAAAACGCTCATAGGGCCGTCTAGAGGCTTGAATACGCCCCATGTGGATGCCGCGGTAGGGTCGTTCACCGTCTTCTCGCTGGTAGCCACGTCGTAGCTCTGCAAGATGTACTCAAACTTGGGAAATTCTTTGTTGTTGGGCCACAACCGGATCATGTCCCGCTTGATGATGCCCGACTCTTCGGGGTCGATGATCTCCGCATAGATCTCCTGCCGACCCAGCTTAGTGCCCTCGTACTGGAGGATCTGCTTCTGAAAGCTTGGGGCAAGGTTGGCTAGGTTGGTGTATGTTGAGGCTGTAGTAACGCAGACATCATCTCCATCCCTGCCCACAAGGTCTACGATCAGGTCTTTGGGTCGAGGCGTGGTTGTACACAGTATGCGTGTCTTCTTGCCCAAGCGCACAGAGAATTGAATCTGATCCCAAGCCTCTTGCAGGTAGTCCCAAGCGGCAAGCTCATCACACCAAGCGCCGTGCCATTGGCCACCGCGGAAGCGCTCAGGCTCGGATGCTGGGATGCCTTTAATAAGGGAGCCGTTCATCAATCGTATCTCGTGGTAGCTCTTGTTGTAGTCTGCCATAAGCTCTTTAGGAATGACGTTAAGCAGCCCTGAGTCACCTTCAAAGCATGTAGCCCTTACGTCTGAGCTTGTGGGGGCGGCTACGAGCCAGCGGGTGTTGGGTTGTTTCCATGCCCACCATCCAACTTGCTCCGCAGCAGTCCTAGTCTTACCAGCTCCGCGGCCAGCTAGGAGAAGCCATATAGTCCACCAATCCCCATGAGGGAGGATCTGATGCTGGTGAGCCTGAGTCAACCACTTCATTCTCCATGCGCTTGCTATTTGCTCTTCAGGGCTTAGTGTTGCAAACGCACTTTGGAATTTGGGGTCTTTCAGCGTCTCAATCAGTTGTTCCTGCATTCTGTCGAGTGAGTTCGATGTTGTCTATCAGCGCAGAGATCAGCCCTTGAGCATCTACCTTCACCTCTACAGGGTTCTCTTTATCCCCGCTAACCTTGACGTTCTCCCTCCAAGTGTCAGGGAAGCGTGCAGCCATAGATCTGCCATACAGAGATGCGTTGATGTTGCCGCTATCTTTAGTCCCCACGAGGTAGGTTTGGCCTTGATCTTCCCACCACATTTGTGAGTGAGTGTTCGCTAACTCTAAGGCGTGACAAAACTCTTCGTGCTCATCACGTAGTCTGCACAATGTTCTGTAAGAAATGCCTAAGCTTCCCGCTATGTAGTGGAAGCTTTTACCCTTCTTACCTAGCTCAATTGCTATGTCGCAGAATGATGGGTCGTACTTTGTGGGTCTGCCACCTAAGTTAGTGGTTACTTCTTTTGTCTTGGCCATATGCTCTCAATGACTCCTTTGAAGCTATTTTAACCCATGTTGCGCCTAGTGTGTAGTCTTTTCTCGCCTCTGTTGGATAGCTTCCACTGTGTGTTGGCCCAGCTACCCTTACTTCTTGATTCTTGTAGGGCCTTGCTGGATCTCTGCGATGTGATGGCAGATTTCTTGAGTTCTGGGGTGATTTGGCTTGGGCCTTTCCAATCGAATGCGCTCATTGTAACTTTCTCGTCTTAAAATGTGGTTAACTTTGGGGACACTATGACAACAATCATTGCCGATTTAAAGCTAGGTCTTATGGTGGCGGATTCCTCCATTACTGATGGCGATAGAATTTGGCTTGGTCAGAAAGTTTACCGTCATAAAGGTTTTCTTCTTGGCTTTGCGGGTGATGTAGACGAGTCTATTGAGTTCCTTTCTTGGTGGAAAGTGGGTAAGAAAGGGAAAACCCCTAAGTTCTCCAACTCTGAAGCACTTGTGATGGGTGCTGGCACGTTGGTATACTACTCTAAGTCCTTGATTCCTATGCCTATTTCCCGCGGCATTGAGGCTATCGGCACCGGAGGCAAAGCTGCTATCTGTACTTATGAGGCCCTTGGTTGGGTCAATCCCGTTAAAGCCGTCAAGCTTGTGTGTAAGCATGATGCCAGCTCTCGCGCACCTGTTCGTACCTATAAACTGAAAGGTTCCTGATGTATTCATCACTCTATGAATTCTGCACTGCGCGTCAATTGGAATACTTGGAAGCAATAGAAAAATATGGAAGCGCAAGAGCCGCAGCTAAACATTTAGGCCTCAATAAAAGTACAGTTGCAGATGCGCTGAAGGCTGTTAAAAAGAAAGCATCTTACAGAGGCCATTCCCCCGATCATGACATGATTCATGTTGTCCCTGAAGGATATACGGTTAAAGGTGTCTCTACTTACTACGATCAAGATGGTAAACCTAAGGGTCAATGGGTCAAATCTACAGTAGATGCCGATAAAAAAGAAGAGTTTGTCAGAATAGCAGTTGAGCAGCTTTCACAAGAAATTAAAGGACTCTCACCCATTCCTGAAGCTCCGAAGTATTCGTATGAGGATATTTTAACAGTTATCCCGATTGGAGATCCACACTTTGGGATGTACGCTTGGGCTGAAGAAGCGGGTGATGATTTCAATTCTGATGACGCTCGTGATTTAACTCTTGGCGCTGTAGATCGTTTGATGAGCTGCACGCCCGAAACAAAGACATGCGTGATTATACCACTTGGAGATGTGTTTCACGCCAATGATCAGTCCAATATGACCCCAGCTCACAAGCATCAGCTTGATGTGGATAGCCGCTTTGTGAAGGTTTTGGGGATTGGTATAGAAGCTTATCGACACTCTATCCTGCGGGCTTTGGAGAAACATGAAGAGGTCATTGTCAGGTTCGTAGCCGGTAACCACGATCCTCAAGCCATTTGGGCACTTGCCTTCACTATCCAAGCCTACTTCTCCAACAATCCTAGGGTGACTGTAGACTTGTCTCCCGCTAGGTTCTGGTTTCATCGCTTTGGAAAGGTCTTAATCGGGGCTACACACGGCGATACGTGTAAGCATGACCAGTTACTAGGGGTAATGGCTTGTGATCGCGCTGAGGACTGGGGACAGACCAAGCACAGGTACTGGTATACAGGACACGTTCACCATCAATCAGTGAGAGAGTATCCTGGCGTTGTATGTGAAAGCTTTAGAACCCTAGCAGCTAAGGATGCGTATGCTGCGGGGCATGGTTACCGTGCTGGAAGAGACATGGTGGCTATTATCCACCACCGTGACCACGGTGAGATCGAGAGGCACAGAGTCGATATCGGGATGCTCAAATAAGAGCTAGATGCCGCTCGGCAATCTCTAGATCAATTGCTTGGCCAGTCAGGCTGTAATTGATCAGGTGGTTGGCAGCAATCAGGGCGGCTTGCTTGTCTAAGACTCTACGCTCGCTGCTTTGTAGCAGGGGCATAAACTCTGGATCTTTTTCTGGGAATCCAAGAGCAACAAAGCCAGGCGAATAATCATCCATACACGCGGCCATTCCATTCATAGCTCACTCCTTAAGTAAATTTCAGAACGTAACACTTCAATTTCATCCAACAAACGATTGATTACGTCACATGCATCCAGCAAAAGGGCGTTTACGCCTTTTTCTTCCCATGCAACAAAGTCGTACTTGTTTCTCAAATATTGAATCTGTTCATCAGTCATGCTTTAACCTCACAAATTTTAGAAATCACGTTCATCACGTCTTTGTGGGCAGAATACTCGCCAACCAAATATCCAATTACGAATATTGCTATAGCGGCAATCATGACATCCGACTTGCTCATTCTTCTATCCTTGACAGAGCAGCCTCTAAAACCTCTTTCATATAATTGAGTCCCTCATCCATCCGACCACTGTCTAATCGACGCTGAGTCGAATTTAGCTCGTGATAGGCCTCTCGGATGGCATTCCACGCCTCATGAGCGTAGTGGGCCTCGCGGAACTCAAACTGGTCGTCATACGTCACTACTATCTGCTTCATACGTCACTCCTTTGGTGTATACAATTTACCTTCAGATATGGCACTCTTTAGCATATTCACAAACGCATAATTTAAGAGATATTGGATGGCTTTAGAGTCGAGATTTTTTAACAAAATGTCGGCGCTACCATCTTCATTCTCTTTTATAACTTCAAGTTCAATTTTAACATAGTCGGCAAGACTTGCGCTAGTTTTTTCTTTCATGATGTCATTTTCCATAGTCCAATGTTGCTAAATGCATAACCTGCGTAGGCGATGGCCATGCCCATATTACCTTTGTAGCCTTGCTCAATGGCCACAATTGTATAAATCAAACCTGTTGTTGCAATAAGCCATCCGCTCATAATGGAGCCTCCTGGCAATAGCCCAGCATAAACAAAACAAGAATAAAAAGACTGAATGCTCCTATGTGAGCAAACACTAACCTAAAGTAATGAACTACCTCATAGATTCTAGGTTGGTGTTGTTTTAACCACCGGAACATGATTTCTCCTTAAGTTCCTCTTCTTCTGTTGGCCACTGACGCACATAAAATTGATCACCTAAATCCTCAATCTCTTCTTGAGGATATCCATTAGCTACTAGCCATGTGTGCATGTCCCCGTCCTTTTCCGTATCAAAAGTCTTAGGGAATCCATACTTCCACCCGCCAGGGGGATCAATCCACTTTTTCATATTGATCCTTAAATTTCCTTTGATGGCACATGTCTTCAAAGATATTCCACAGCTTCTCTTGTCTCAAGGCGTTGAGAGTGATAAGTCCCAGCAAAGCGTTAGCCATGTCGTCCTGAGACAGCTCTGGCCCATTGCATACACGGTCAAAGAGCAGGTTTAAATCTGCTTCCATGTCTGCCCTCAGGATGGCTTGCTCTAGATCAAATCTGTCGCTCATAATTCCTCTCTCACTTTCATCATGGCATCTGCTTGTTCGTAAGCACGTTCAGCAGTAAATAAAAGCATTTCTTCAATACTGTATTCCTCCCCCCAATACTTTTGCTCATCAAGATTGTTCATAGTTGCTTGCATCGCCTTGGCCGCAAAGTAATCGCGTAGAGTCATTCCCTGTTCATCAAAGTCAGGAATTGGAAATGCTGGTTTTTGGTTATTCATAATTTTTCTCCTTCGGTAAATCAAGTATGTCTTGTATCAAATGAAAACCGCCATCCTGCCTCTGAACAGCAGCTACTACCCCAATGCGGCCATCATCAATCCAATATGCTTTGATTGAATGCTTGGGAAAGTCTGAAGACGGCTCCATAGGTTTCTCTAAGTTAAGTGTGATGTTCATGTGTTTCTTTCTTTAAGTTTGGCTTCTATAGCTTGTGCAAAATAAAAGTCACTTGGTGTTACTAAAGAACAATCAGCGGCAATCAATGCAACCTCATCCTCTGTCAGCCCAATCCATTCACGCTCAGGCAAGTAAGTCATGGCAGACTCAATCGCACCGTTGATTTCAACAGCTACTCGCACTGTTTTTTCTCCAAACTGAATGTTAATGGTCATGTGTTCTTCTCCTTCAGTTTGGCTTCAATAGCGGCGTACAAGTTCTTCACATAGAACGGGAGGGGCATCGCATCACGAACAGCTTGGCGCTCTTCCTCGGTCAGACCTTTCCAATCATCGCGTGGGTTGAGTTCTCTGACTGCTTGTTCGTGCAACGCCAAGCCTTCGACTACATACGGCGTTTTACGCGCAATCTTTTCACGCTCTTGGTCGGCAAGAAACTTCCATGTCATGTGTTCTTCTCCTTAATTTGATAGTCTTTAAAAACAGTTCCTTTTCTTGCGTCTCCCTTCCAGCACTCTTTAACCCACCCTCGCTTGCCTGATTTGTAGGTGCGCCAATGTCCACGAACCTGATGGCGGCGTGGTGATGCGTGTGTGCCGCCTTGATAATCATTCTTGGATTTAGGCGGTTCAATTTCCACCGTATGCCAGTCAAAAGTCAAAGCAGACTTTC